CAACAGGATATGTCGACGTATAAAATTCAGCAGCATTCTCAACGAAAGCAAACTCATCAAGGAAAAGAAGATTGACAGATAGACCACGAATAGATGAACCAGAAGTAGCAGCTGCAACAATTTTCGTATTATTTGCGAATGTGATGTTACCCTTATTTAACGCCTTACATCCAGGTTGAAGAAAGAATGGAAGATTTTCGAGAGCGAGTGTAACACGTGATAGCATCTCTCTTGCTGTAGCTCCCTTATTTGCTAAAATCGCGATAGTCTTTTCAGGATGAAAAATCGCATACCATAAAATGTAAATGACGGTACTAATCGATTTTCCAGATTGCCGGCAAGCAAGAACAATAGAGAACCGATTATCGTTGAAATGCTTAAACATTTTTTCTTGATAATCATACGGCTTAAACGGAACTAAGCCCGAATCAAGTGAAATTACTTTGATGTATGTCTCAGCAAAGTAGATAGGATCTTTCATACACTTTACATATTCAGAAACTTCTTCCTGTGTAAAGCTGTCTTGAATACCATCCCTCTTGACTAATTGATTTCCAAGATATCCTTTATCAGCGTTAATCAATGTCATTACTCTTACTTAAGAATTTTTGTAGTTCAGTAGTAGAACCAACAAAGATCGCATTATTTGTGGTACTACCAGAAGCTGATGCTTTATGCTCTTCAGATTGTGTGAGTTCCTTTCTCTTCTTCTGAAGTGTGATCAATTGATCCATCATATCAGTAGTAGTCTTAAACATACCAGCAAGAACTTCGAATGCTCTTGGATGCTCAGTCTCACTTGCGAGAGCCATCATATTATCAATGGCTTCTTCTGCTTTAGAGATTAACTCTTTAATCTTATCCCTTGAATAAACGTAATCTTCCTCTGTATCAGCAACAATCTCAGTCTGAGCTACCTCAGTTTTTATCTTTTTTAATTGTTGTGGAAGGTTTGTTTCAAGTGCTGTTAAAATATCATCTTTAGTCTTCATCATCAAATCCAAACGTAGTGTTCGTAGTAAAATCATCACGAGTATCATCATCAGAACTTAACTCGGTTTTTACTCGATCAATAGGCGTGCTTGCTGTACCTTCAGTTGAGTTATTAAATAAGTCTGCGGTAACAACTCGAATAACTGGTTTACTAGTAACTCTACCAGTAAATCTAATTTTCATTTCAAAATCAAGTGTGTATACTACAGTTCTTCGAGTTGTAAAATCACCTTCAAAGTCATCTTCAATAGTTGTGCCAGTAAGAACAATTGGGACATCTACAGAATTTCCTTTACCATCCATATCCTTAATAGCAACAGTGTATTCAGGAACAAATGTAGGAAGAATTTGTTCAAATATTTGTAGTGCTTCGTCCTGTGTTTTAGCAAGAATATTCAATTGCATTCCAAGAGTGTATGGAACAGATTGGCGTAAAACACCTTTACTTAACTCTGTATTTGCTATATCGAATAACTTAACATTACTCTTATTCAAAGCAGAGGCAGAATCTCTATCAATTGAGGTAATTTCAAAACTCATTCTTGGCAATTTAATTGCCAATTTTTGATCTTCCAAATTGCTATCTTGTTGTATACGCGCAAGAAATTTACTTCTTGGTCCGTATGCCAATGGTACGCGAGTCTCGCTTGTACCTGGACGAACAATTTTCAAATTATTAAAAATAGTTCCAAAAACCGCTACAGACTTTTTTAATGTCTGATTATAGAAATGTACTCCATCTAACATATTATGTAATATCTACTTCTCCAAATGGGTTAAGTTCTGTAAAATCTATAAAGTTATTTCCAATTGATTCAAACTCTTCGTTGTTTGCAAATTTGTCATTTGTATCAATTGATGTAAATGTATCTTTTAGAGTGATAGGATAAGTTGCTCCTGATGTTGTACCAATTAAATCGCCAACCACACCATCAGTAATACTAAATGATATATTACTGCCATTGCTTGATTCAATGCCAACTACATCAACTTCATTATTTCGTACTTCAGCAATTTCTCCTGATATTGTAATAGCTGGACTTCCAGCAATTATTTGTGTAATATCTTCTCCAACAATAAACGAACCAGTTCCAGTTCCAAGAGTAAGAGCTGTGCGAGTAGCAAAGTTTGTTTCGAACGAATCAATATCTTCTATACCTGTGTCAATTGCTTCATCACCATATTCGAATAGCTCACACGTAAGTTTATACGTAGGCATATTTTGCAGTTGATAAAATGGTGTGTCACCATCAACATATCGAATTTCAAATAAACCTTTAACGAGAGGTAAGTAAATTAAATCACCTTCATTTGGTCGAATAAGATCATTCGCCTCATTACCAAATTTACCAATTAAATTATCCCAACGTTTACGTGATAAAACAAAACTAATTTGGTTTCGTACTTCTAATCCAAATTTACTTAAAAGATTGCCGTCGCCTTCGTAACCATCAACACTATCAACATACATTTCAATCATGTATGCTTCTCCGAATTTACTCAACTCTTCTTCATTGAAGATAGAACTTTCATTAACAATTGTTCTTGGTATATAATAACACTCATGCCCATATATACGAAGACTCTCTATAATAATATCTTCATATAGATCCTTCTCTCCTTGAGTACCATGAGAAAAATAAACGTTTCTTGGCATAATACATTAACCAACAAAAAAGTCAGTCGGTTTCTCATAAGTTAGTTGCATCGTTTCTTCAATCTTTTCAATATCTTGAGTAGCATCATCATAAATTTGGCGACCATTAAATGTAACTCCACCCGGCAATTGCATTCCTTCAAACTTAATAAGATTTGATCCCCACTGACGTTTAATGAGTGCAACAAGATATTTCTTTAAGAGCATATCATTGTAAATATCAGTATATGTATCAGGATCTAAAATTTCATGACCTTCAACAATGATATAAATTCCTTCTTCTAAATCATTGCCTTCGATATAAACTCTGTTTTGGTGCCTTGAAAATGTACTCTTTTGACTCATTCCATTAATCTTAAGATCAATAAGAGACATATATTGCTTAGTCATTTCGTAATCAATAAGAACTCCTGGATGGCGTAAGTTGTAAAGATCATTTAGGTGCATTTGATATTCAACTGAAAACATACCTGATTGTGAAGAACTAGCCATAATAGGCCAAACACTATTAACGAAAATCATTGAATCTGGAAGTGTAACATATCCATTCGTTACATCTTCAGCAGTAACTAAATGTTTACGATAGTTTCTCACAATTGAATCAGAGTGATACTCTTGATAAAATTGCATTGCTTCATCGACGCGATCTTCCAATTGATCCTCATCAACATTGATCTCAATCACAGGAGCTCCTAAAGCTCGTAGTGCATAATCGATTAATGTTTGTCTTGAATTTGGTTTAGCCATAATATCTATTTATATTAATACGTATGAGTAATAGTTGTCCCGCTAGATAATACATCTGTGTTGCCATCACCCCAACCAATTTTCTTATTCTTCTTCGATTGGAAGTATTAAATCGTTATCTTCAATGTATATTAGAAGTTCTTCTTTTGTATCAGCAATGACCATAATATGCGGGGATGATGTATAACCACTTACTTGTTTAATAGGCGATATTACCTCTTTTTGATTATGTATGAACCAAAACTGAATATCATCAGTCTGTTCATTACTTGGATTATCTATAATTTTATATGCCATAATTTTACCGTGTGTTTACCGTCCACCCCTTGCTTATTAAACTATTTTTTGCTGTGATACCAGTCGTAGTAGGAGCAGCATTAAGACCACCACCCAAATATAATACACCATTTGACGCTCCTGCATTATCAAAGGCAATCAATGTTCTATCAACTTCTGTAGATATTAAACGATTATTACTTAAATCACAACTGATTATTGATGCAGGAACCGCCCAGCCTGATGGTATATCGAACTCATTTTGGTATATCCAAAGTTTATTTAAATTGGTATATGATGTTAATGATGGCATATTCCCCGACATACCACATCCAGCAAGACCTATTTCCTCAATACTGGTGGGGAATGTAGGGAATGAACCACCCATATTTGAAAGACCTGCTGCAGTAACAATTCTTAAAGATGTAAATTCTGCTAAAGTATTATCGGGTATAGGTTCATCAATAGGGTTCCACCGGATTTGAATTTCTTCAATATTAGGTGGCATATATTGTTTAATATTACCATCTAATTCATTTTCAAGGACATTCATAATCCTCATATTTGTCGCTTGATTTACACCTATTACATTTGTAATATCGTGATTCCTAGCATGTAATATTTCGAGATTAGTTAAAGGAGTAAGATTAATAACACCACCGAGTTTTTGAGTACTAATAGATTTTAACTCCAAACTCGTTATATTAGCAGGATTTGTTAATGAAATTGCTGGCATAATTTTAAGCGATTATAAATTTAAGGTGTCACTGGGAATACTACTTCGCCGTTTTCATTAATACTATCCGTAAGGTCACGTAAGTCTTGGCGATAAGCCGCCCAAGCATCAATCTTGTCTTCAGGAACGGTAGTGTCGTTAAGTTGAGTCCAGTCGGATTCAGCCAATAAACGGTTACGCTCTGGACGTAACAATTCTTTTACAGTTTCGGGTTGTTCCCTCCATAGCTTTGCTTTGAATGTAATCAGGTCTCCTTCGATGAGAAAGAGAGGTTTGGTTGAAGATTCAACTTGCTCTGCCTGTTCGTCGGTAATCTCTACTACTTCCATACCTTCGGGAGTAGATTTAAACTCTTTATCCGATGTGCTAACGACTCTTCCTCTGGGGTTGATTAGTGAATATTTCATAAATTATTTATCCAGTTAAATTTTTGGTTAAGTTGCTCTGACAGCTGGCGACCTAATGTCTCGTGCCAGTCTTTCACTAAGGGTTTAATTTCTTGACGTATGATATGGTCTCCGTAGGGGAAGCCAACATCATACTCCTGAGTATATTGCTCTACGTTAGAAGTATTGTGGATGAATGGTTCTTCGCCTAGATACTCCCAGACCTTGTTCATTGTGTCTTGAGGGTTCTCCGTTAAGTCATCGGCGTGAACAAACATAAGCCTATTACCAAAGCGTTCCTTGGCTTCGTGCAAGCGTTCGATAGCAATTCCAATAGGAGGGCTTTGTAGCCAGCCGTTTACACGCTTTTCAATAGTCGTCCAGTTCTGCGGATTCTGTTGCTCAATACCGTTGAACACTTCTGGATGCTGTCTACGCTTCTTCTCCATACTGGACAAAACACCTCTAATGTCACGAACAGGAACAAGAACCTTAGCGTCTTCCCAGACCTTGAAGAGCTGGTCTAAGTGACCAATCCAAGAGCGGCACTTGTCCACCACTACGGGTCTGTCGGTAATGCTGTTGAAAGCATTCTCACAGCCAGCCTTGACGTAGTCCAGATACATAGGCTCAAGGACATTTTTTTTATCCACTGCCTTAGCCTCTTCGGTCTGAAAGACCTGTCGAGCGATATAACCTATTTCGTGCAAGGCACTAGTAGGCGTAGCGTGAACCTTTGGGTTCTGTGCAAGTAGATTACAGAGCAGCGTTGAGCAAGCTCGTGGAAGACCAGATACGAAGTGTAGTTGTTTACTCATATATTTTATTTATAATATATTTAAGTCTTTAAAAGTCAACTATAAATCGAAGACGACTGTCAAACCTCCATATGTAGTTCCGTATCCTGTTGCCCCCACTGGAACGTGAATT